TGGTGGGTCATCACAACCGCAGGAGACGACCCGGATCGGAAGTCAATCGGATGGGAGATACATGAATATGCGCGAAAAGTGCGGGATGGGGAGATAAATGACCCGCACTGGTACGTGAAAATCTACGGAATCCCCGAGGATGCGGAAGATATCGATATTTTCGATGAAAAGCTGTGGCATGAAGTCAATCCGTCATTAGGGCATACAATCAGCATAGAATCTCTTCGACAGGAGGCGCTTCTGGCCCGCAACAGCGAGTCAGCGGAGCGCCTTTTTAGATGGCTTCGGCTTAATCAGTGGATCAGCACAAAGCGTGTTGGTTGGCAACCTCTTAGTCTGTGGGATAAGACGACTGGAGACTGGGGTCGCTCGGAACTTGTAGGCAAGAAATGTTATCCTGGGATCGACTTGTCGAGTACAACGGACCTGACAGGTGTTTGCTACTTATTCCCGCCTCAAGAGGGTATCCCGGAATGGCGCGCGATCTTTGAAGCATGGATACCCGAAGACAACATGAAAGAGCGCGTCCGCAAAGACGGCGTGCCATATGATCGCTGGGTCAATCAAAAATACCTCCACGCTACACCGGGCGATGTCATCGATTATGATTTTGTCGAGGCGCAACTTTTAACCGCGTTTAAAACATACGAAATCCCGGCCGCTGGCGCGGATCCGTGGAACAGCCGGATGCTGACGCAGCGCCTGATGCGTGCGGGCATGGACGTAGTGGAGATCCCGCAAAATATGAAGCATCTTTCGCCGGCAATGAAGATGATCGAGACACTGATGAAACGCGGGTTAATGACGCATGAACCTCACCCTGTTGCTCGTTGGTGCTGGGGGAATGTCGTCGTGGCGGTGGACGGGAACGAGAATATCAAACCGATGAAAAACAAGTCCAAGGAGCGCATTGATTTGACGGTTGCGATGATCAACGCAATGGCCACAGCGATGCTGTTTGAGGAAATAGATTTAGATGTCAGTGAGTTTGCAGATAAAGACTTTTTGGATAAGCTGTGGGGGTGATAGATATTGGAAACGGCCAAACGCATCGAAAAAGTGGAGCTGAAGGATAACGACATCGTTCTTATTCGGGATTTTGGACTCACTCCTTCGGAGAAAAAAGCGGAGATTGAAGAAAAGTGGACTAAGATTTTTGAACAACAAGGATATAAAAATATCAAGGTTATCTTGTTGCATGAATCAGTTGAAATTGAAATTCTCACAAAATCAGTTTGAGCTGATGCGGTTTAGCGAGGAAAGGTGGTGATAGAGTTTGGGGTTCAGAGACATACTCCTTCGCTGGCTCGAGCCTTCTGAAAAACGCGAAACACTGGAACTGAATACGGATGACCGCAGGCTCGCGGAAATTCTCGGTATCGACCTGGACGGTGTGAACGTGAAGGGTAAAGGGGCACTCAAGGTTGATACGGTATATGCCTGCATCCGAATTCGTTCCGAATCAGTGGCAAAGTTACCAGTCAAGGTCTACCAGGAAGACGATTTTGGGGTGCGAAAGCAAAGCAAACATAATGTTGCGCAACTTTTGCGGCTTAGACCAAACCCATTTATGTCGGCATACGACTTTTGGAAAGTGACAGAGACGCAGAACTGCCTCTACGGGAACGCTTTTGTTAACATCGAGTTTGACCGTCGAACAGGAAAACCTGTTGCACTATGGCCGATAGACGCTTCAAAGGTAACGATCTACGTCGATGATGACACCGGCATGTCACAGATCATGCAGCCGCGCTCAAAATTGTGGTACGTGGTTGATCTTGGATACGAGCAGCGCAAAGTCTCGGCGGATGAAATGCTGCATTTTCGTGGGGGACTGACACTAAACGGGATTGTCGGCCTTTCGCCGATTGATCAGCTGCGGGCTTCTGTTGAAAACCAGGCTCAAGCCAACGACTTTATCAATAAGTTTTACAAGCAGGGCTTGCAGGTAAAGGGTCTAATCCAGTACGTCGGTGACTTAAACGAGAGGGCTAAGCGTGAGTTTCGCGAAAAGTTTGAAGAGATGTCAAGCGGCTTGAACAACGCTCACCGAATCGCTCTTATGCCGATTGGATATAAGTTTGAGCCGATTGCACTTACTTTGCAAGATGCACAATTCCTTGAAAATACGCAACTTACAATCCGTCAGATCGCTGCTGCGTTTGGGATTAAGATGCACCAGCTCAATGATTTATCTAGGGCAACGTACAACAACACGACTGAGCAGCAGAAGGAGTTTTACACTGACACTCTCCAGCCGATCCTCACTGGATACGAACAGGAGCTCACTTACAAGCTGTTTCTCGATGAAGAGATCGAGAACGGCTTTTTTGTCAGGTTTAACGCAGACGCAATTTTAAGGGCAGATATTAAATCTCGATATGACGCATATAGGCTCGCTATTCAGTCCGGTTTCCTAACCCCGAATGAGGTCAGGGAACTTGAGGAAAGAGAGCCGAAAGAGGGCGGCGATCAACTCATCGTAAATGGAAACATGGTTCCGCTGACCGAAGTCGGCGCGGCTTACAGGAAAGGAGGTGATGGCGCAAGTGAGCAAGTCGACGAAGGAGATGCCGGAGAAGGAGATCCGGGCGATGCCGATGACGCTGGAGATCCGGGAAGCTGACGGAGAGGAAGGCAAGCGCACCATCACCGGGGCAATTAAGTACGAGACTGACTCAGCAGACTTTGTGGACTGGTACGGCGATACCTGGGTGGAACAAATCGCACCGGGAGCATTTTCTGAATCGCTGAAAACCAGAAATGTTGTCGGATTGTGGAGCCATGACACCTCACAGGTGCTGGGCAATACCAAGTCTGGGACTCTCAGGATCTATGACGGAGAAAAAGAGCTTCGGTTTGAACTCGACATCCCGAATACTCAGGTTGGTAATGATGCCTGGGAGTTGATCCAGCGCGGCGATGTGGACGGTGTATCGTTCGGCATGCGGGTGACAAAAGATAAATGGTCGACAGAACAACGAGGCGACAAAAAGATCTATAAGCGGACGATCCTTAACGCTGAGCTTTATGAGATCAGCCCGGTAGCCTTCCCCGCGTACCCGGCAAACGAGGTGAGTGCACGAGGGCTGGAGGAATTCAAAGCCTCCGAACAGCGGGCTAAAGATCAATACGAAAAAGAAAAAATAATGACGGAGCTTGACCTTTACGGTTGAGCTTTTTTATTTCACAAAAAAATTTAAGGAGTGTGGTTTTGAAGTGACTAAAGAACTGAGGGCAATGCTTGCTAAACTTGAGCAAATGAAACAAGAAGTGCGTTCGCTTCTTGCCGAAGACAAGGTACAAGAAGCGAAAGACATGATGAGTGAGGTACGTACGTTGCAAGAAAAGATCGACTTGCAGCGCGAGCTGGAGTCTGAGGAAGCTCGCGCGATGGGAGGCACCGAGCTTCGGGAAGATGGGACGGTAGAGGAAAAAGACATGCAACAGTTGACTTCCGAATACCGTCAAATTTTCCTGCGTGGCATCCGTCGCAAACCTATCACCGCTGAACAACGCTCGATTATTGAAGAATACGAACGTCGGGCTGTGATGCATGAAGGTGGTGCTGCGAGCATCCCTGATGGAGACTCCGGAATGCTCGTACCGCAAGACATCCAGACGCGTATTAACGAGCTGATGAGAGAATATGGGGATCTTTCAGAGTACGTTACGGTCGAAAACGTAACGACGCTTTCCGGCTCTCGCGTGCTCGAAGCAGACGCAGACATGACACCGTTTGCTGATGTAGATGAGTATGACGAGATTCAATTGACAGATAACCCAAAATTTACCACAATCAAGTACGAGGTTAAAAAACGTGCGGGATACCTGCCAATCACGAACGAGCTGCTCAAAGACAACGACGCTAATCTGCTCAACTATGTACAGAACTGGATTGCGAGAAAAGCAGCGTTTACTAGAAATTACCATATCATTAACACGTTGAAAACTCTGACCCCGAAAGGGCTTGCTGACGTAAGCGACATCAATACTGTCCTGAACGTTGACCTTGATCCGGCATTGAGTCGTTCTGCTGTGATTCTGACTAACCAAGACGGCTTCAACTGGCTCGACAATCAAGTCGACGGTATGGGACGCCCGATCCTGCAAGAAGACATCACGCAGCCTGGACGCAAACTGTTTAAAGGTCGTTCGATTGTTGTCGCGCCG